CCACGAAAAGACAACCATCCATTAGAAGCAAAGCAGAAATTCAGGAAAGTTTTAAGGAGGTAGCGCATGAGGGGAATCGGCGAGGGCGGGGCGATGGCGAATGAAGAAGTTGCGCGGCTACGGAAAGAGGTCGAGGCGGTGCGCGTGGAGCTGGTGCAGGACATCAGTTTTGAAGATTGTTGTGCAGAGGGGATTGAAGCCAAAAACAGTTTAATTGCTTATGGGAAATGGCAAGACCTTTGGAATTCGATAAACGTCAAGCGCGGCTTCGGCTGGGACAAAAATCCTTGGGTTTGGGTAGTGGAATTTGGGAGGGTGGAGAAATGATAGCGGTATGTATGCGGTGCAAGTTTTGGGCGGAAAAGAAACAGGTGATAGGTTATGATGCCGAGACGCAGCCGGTGGCTGTTACGAGGGGAACATGTTTCGTTTCCCCGAAGAAAGAAGATCGGGAGAAAAACGACCCTGCCTGTTCGCTTTTCGTGCTCGAGCCCGGCAGGGGGAAAATGTCGGCGACTGGCATAGGCGAATTGCCGGGGCCAACACGAGCAGGAGGCCCGGAGCATTGTGGCGACGGGTAAATATAACTCATAGCGGAAAGGCGGGTGATGCCATTGAAGCTCTGATAAAAACCTGAACTAATTGGACTTTCTGGAGGGCTCGGGGCGGCTAAAACGGTCGCCCCCTGCTCAAAAAAAGTCCGTTTATTTTCAAAAAACTTGAAAAAAAGTCTTGACTTAATGCAATTCATAGCATATATGACTTATCGTTAAAGTAAGATAATATGTTCTCTGTGTGGGGTAAGTAGTATGAGTATCTTTAGTAAATACTCTGCAATGGAGAACGCCAGAAAGCCCGGTTGAAATAAAGGCCGGGCATTTTTTTTGGCGCCGCAGAATGAAAAGAGCTGATTGATTGTGCAGGAAAAAGACGAGCCGGGGAAAAGTTCATCCGAGAGCGACGGCGATGCGAAGCGCGACAAGAACGGGCAGTTTGGCAAGGGCAACACCGTCGGGCACCGGTTCCAGCCGGGCAATCCCGGGAAGCCTGTTGGCGCGGGCAAGGGCCCGATGCTTACAACGATTTTGCGCCGGATGCTTCAGGCGGAGCGGACGAACGACAAGGGCGAGAAAATCAGGGTTGCTGATGCTTTTATCGCGGCTGGCATTCTCCACGCTCGGAAAGGGAACGCTGCTTTTTTCAAGGAGATCATCGACAGGATCGACGGGAAGCAAGCCAGCGTGGTGGAAGCGGTTGTTACGAAGAACGAGTTTGAGCAGTTCACCGATGAAGAGCTTGAGGACATAATCGGGATGTCAAAAAACGGAGAAAAGGTTGACGACAGCGACGCAGCACAACCCGAAGAGGGCTGATGAGCTGATCCGTATGCACCACGGCGCGACCGCCGAGAAGGCGAAGCGGGTGGCGCGTGAGCAGTTCCCGGCTTTTTTCGGGGCGTTCCCGCCGAACAAGCCGTATATCTACGGGCGGCACACGACGCATATCCTCTGGACGCTGGACAAGGTTGTCAAGGACGTTGAGCGCGGGCGGTGTCGGTACCTCTGCTTGTGCGTACCGTTTCGGCACGGGAAATCGGATATAGCGAGTAGGCGGCTGCCGGGCTGGGCGCTGATACGCAACCCGAAGTGGGAGGTCATTCTGGCGAGTTACGGCGCAGAACTTGCTGGTGAGATGTCAGAGGATGCGCGGGCGAATTACCGGGCGACGGCTGGAAATTGGGGCGGGGCTATTTCGAGGATGCACGATAAGCGGACGAGCTGGAAAACGAGGGAGGGCGGAGCGTTTTTCTCGGCGGGGCTTGGAGGCACGATTACAGGGCGGGGTGGCAACCTGATTGTTATCGACGATTATCTTAAAGGGCGGATTGTGGCAGAGTCTGTTGCGGAGCGGCACAAGGTTTGGGAATCGTTCGGCTCGGACCTGATGACACGGCTGGCGCCGGTCCACGCGGTCGTTATCGTTGCGAACAGGTGGCACGTAAACGATCTGGTGGGGATGATTAAACAGAAGAACGACCCAGCGAAAGAGGAGTATGACCCGAAATTCCCGATCTTCGAGATGTTGCGGTATCCAGCACAGGATAAAGAGGGCAACTGGCTGTTCCCCGAGCGGTTTTCAGAGGGCTGGTATGAGAGTATGAAAGCTGCTATGGGGACGTATGCTTGGAATGCGCAGGCGCAGCAGAACCCACAGCCGCGGACGGGGAATATGCTCCGGGCGGACTTGGTGCATTTCGTTGATGAATTCCCGGAGAACTTGCGGTTTACGCGGGGCTGGGACATAGCGAGCTCGAAGAAGGAGCGGGCAAGCGATAACCCGGACTACACTGTCGGCACGAAATGCGCTTTCAAGGACGGGAAGCTTTATGTGGCTGATGTCGTGCGGGGCCGATGGACGGCATTGAAGCGCGATCAGGTTATCAAGCATACGGCTGAACGGGACGGCCCGGGGACGAAGGTCAAGATCGAGGTTGTCGGGGGCTACAAGGACGTTCTTGAATACGCGAAGTTTCTGCTGAAGGGGAAGGCAAGCGTGTCCGGGCTGACTGTTACGGCGGACAAGGTGGCCCGGGCGTCGATATTGGAGCCGCTTTTTGAGGCTGGGATGGTCTATGCGTTGCGGGGCAACTGGAGCGATGCTTGGGTGGACGAGCTGAACGCTTTCCCCGGCGGCGGCCACGACGATCAGGTGGACAGCTTGGTGGTGGCGGCGCACGACGATATTATGAGCGGTGGAAGATCGAATATAAAATCGGCTTGGGGTGAGCCGGAAGAAGATAACGATTTCGATAAGGAGTTTGAAGCGGCTTTTGGTGATGATGGCGATGTTTTTGACAGCTATAAGGAGGTCGATTGATGGATTGGATTAAGGACTTGAAAGCGAAGGGCGAGAACAGGGCGCAGGCGCGGAAGGCGATGCTTGCAGAATGGCGCGATAAGCGCTATAAGGCGCTGCTGGGCGAAATGACGGGCCAGCAGAAGGCCGATTTTAACGGGATGCTTACCGCGGCGCTGGACGGCAACAGGGTTGCCGTAATAGACGGCAAAAGGAAAGCGATCCCCGAGGCGATCCTAAATATGGCCGCCGGGCTGAAGGACACGGTGACTGAACTGGCGCATCAGGCGACCGTAGTCGCGCTGACGAAGGAGCAGGCCGATTTTACGGTTAAGCTGGACGAGGCGCTGGACGTTGCCTTTGCCGAACCGCTTGGCGAGAAGGAGCTGGAAGAGGCCGCGAAGGCAAAGTTGGCTGAGGAGGGATTTCCCGAAGCCGCTCCTGAAGAACCAACCGAGGAGAAGCCGGAAAAGACCAAGGTGGAGGTGAAGGCTGAAGCGAAGGCCAAGAAGAAAGCGGACAAGAAAGCCGCCAAGGGGAAGAAATAACAGCCGAAACCTGATAAAGGGGTAAACTGTGGCAAAGCAAATTTTCGGCTGGCTCGCAAAGACGAGGGATGTTGTCAAGAAGCTCACGACCACGAAGCTTGACAAGGAAGCCGCGCCGGAGCTGAATACGGGGCTGCTCGACACGGAATACATCGAGGACGTTGACGACGCGACGCTGCTCGAGGCGTATCCGAAGATGTTGATGGACGCGGCGGTCAAGGGCGCTGTCAACACGGCCTTGTACGAGGTCTGTGCGCTTGATCTGAATGTCACGGCGTTCGACCCCGAAGATGATGCTTCCCGGGAGCAGGCAGAATTTGTCAAGTCGGCGCTGACGGGCGTGGCTGGTGGCCCGGCAAAGGGGTTACTGCTGAAAATGCTTGAACCGGCGCTCACGATCGCTCAATTCTCGCTGTCTGAAATCGTCTGGAGGGTCGAGAAACGCGGGAAATACGCCGGGAAGTGGGTGCTTGACAAGCTCAAGTCGAAGGATGTCACCGACCAAAAATGGGGCTTTAAGCTCGACATCTACAAGAACATCGAGTCGTTCAAGCAGACGTATGACGGCGCCGAGCATTTCTACCCAAAGTCGAAATTCTTGCACTACGCACATCAGGCGCTGTTTGAGAACCCGCGGGGCGTATCGCTGCTGAAGTCGGCTTACAGGGCGTGGTGGGTGAAGAAGATCGCTATGCGGGCGTGGGCGGTTTATGTCGAAAAGCAGGGGCCGGTGCCTGTTGGACGGTACGATACGGAACCAGAGAAAGACGGGCTTGTTGCTGAATTAAAGAAGTTCAGCGCAAGAAGGTGGTTGGCGGTCCCGAAAACGGTTGAGCTGGACATTATGAACTATGGCAGCGCAACGACGAGGATGGAGTTCGAGTCTGCCATACAGGAGCTTGACAAGCAGATTTTCCTCTCTATCCGTGGGGCGTTCTTGCAGGCGCTGGAGGGAGAGCATACCGGGGCCCGGTCGATGGGCGAGGTCCACGAGAGTACCGCTGACCTGTGGGTCTGGTATCTGGCGCTGGAGGTCGAGGGCGCATTAAACGAGCAGATCGTGCCGCAGTTGATTACGTACAATTTCGGGGAGAATGTCGAGCTGCCGGTGGTGAGACTCGAGTCACCGGTGCAGGAGGACTTGAAGCTTCAGGCCGAGATCGACGAAAAACTCTGGAAAATGGGCTACCCGCTGTCGGTGAAAGAGATGCAGGAGCGTTACGGGCGGCAGGTGGCTATCGACGAGGACGATAAATTGAAGAAATCTCCCGCTGTTTCGCCTACTCCGTTCGGGGCCTTACCGGGTGATGGAACTGGTGAGGCCCCCCCTCTCCCGGAAGGCGAGGAAGAGGAGGAAGGTGAAGAGCTGATGCCGGAGCTGGCGCAGTGGATGAAAGAATATACGGTCGCTTATGAGGAGGCCAAGGCCAATGGGTAAGGTCGACCCGATGTATAATCCGCACATCAAGGCGAAGGACAGGAGCCCCGGTGAGCGGAAGCTGTTTTGCCTGATGTGGGGCGACTTCTCGAGTCTGGAGGAGCGGAAGAAGTTTGCCCGGCGGCAGCCGATTAGGCAGACGGTCAACTGGTATGATCTCGATTGGCTTTGCAAGAAGCTTGTGGGATACGAAGTATGATAATCGGTGAGAAGAAAATCCAGAGCTTGCGGGACAAGGTGTTTGCCGCGGTGATGAAATCAGAGAGGCCGGTATTTGAGGCCGTTATCTGGACGGCTGCCAGCCGGATGTTCAGGGGCAATCAGACGCTGGGGGGGATTATCGAGCGGCTCGACTTTTTCAACGTCCACGAACGGATGGTGTTTGCGAACTCGGTCTACCGGGCGCGGACGATCTCGGAGCTGGTGGCCCGGGCGCATCTACGAGCGCGGTTGTTCGGGATACGGTTCGTCACGCCGACGGAGGCAGCGAAAAAATTACAGCCTGACCCGGCGTTCAAGGTGAAGGCTCGGCAGGCGTTGTCGTATTTTAAGCAGCTTTCCCCGGGAAGCGATCTGCCGCTGGATTGGGAAAAGGCGCACCGCCGGACAGCGTTCACTATGGCGAAGATCACCGAGGAGACGACGCTGAAACAGGTCCACGGAAAGATATTCGAGGCGATGGACGCCGGGGTCTTTAACGCCCGGGAGTTCAAGGACTGGATGGAAAAGACGCTTGCCAAGAGCTTTAAGAAGGGCCTAATCGAGACCTTGGGCGTATCGGCTAAAAACCCACAGTACGCGGAAATGGTGTACAGGACGAACGCTATGGACGCCTACAACGACGGCTACCGCAACGAGGTGATGGAGAACGCTGACATGCAGGAGTATTTCCCGTGGTGGGAGTATTTGGCGGTCAAGGACGCCCGGCTCCGGGAGGACCACGCGGAAAATCTCGGTGGGGGGCCGAAAGGGAACGCTTATTATCCGCAGGCCCGGGCCTTTGCTGATGTCCGGGGCACAAACCCGTTCAACTGCCGGTGTAGCTTCCGGTGGCTGGATAAATACGAGGCCGAGGAGCTGAAGCTGGTGCCGAAAGAGAAGAAAGTGCCGCCGGTGAAGCCGCCTCCGACGGAGAAAATCTTCAGACCGCAGACCGAGGATTGGGCGAAAGATCGGTTTAAAGGATTCGGCGAGAAGCTTATTCCGATGGAACGAAGTAGCTTTGATTATTACGTCGGGGAAGGACATGCGAGGATAAATGCGGCGCTGCGAACAGGGGAAGGCTTGACCGGCGTAATTAAGGACGCCGCGGGCCACCTCGACAATGCTTTCAAGAAAGTCGGAAAAAGAATAAACCGGGATATTATTTCTTTCCGCGGCATTAAAGACCCTGCTGTTTTTGGGGAATTGCGAAATCTAAAAGGAAAAATCGTAGGCGATAAAGCTTTTGTATCGACATCGTTTCGCAAAGAGACCGCCTTGGAATTTGCTGGCAAAAAGGGCATTTTGGTTGAAGTCAAAATCCCGGAAGGATCAAAAGGGATTTGGACGGATTCGATTACCGGGGAAATATCGGACGAAAGAGAATTGCTTTTGAGTAGAAAAAACCGATTTCGGGTGCTGGACGTCATAAAGACAAAAGGCGAGCCCGCCCTTGTCAGAATGGAATTATTGCCATGAGCAAAAAGTTTATTTGGGAGCCTGAAGCGCTTGTCTTGGCTCAATGCGCTGGATGCAAGCATTATAAAATGGCTGATGCTATGCTCGGGACAATAGACCGGTGCAAGGCTTTTCCCGCGGGGATACCCGAGGATATTTGGGAAGGGCGCCACGATCACCGCGAGACGTTCCCCGGCGACAAGGGGATACAGTTTGAGCCCATCGAGGAGGTTGTCTAATGCCTATACCGAAGCCGACCGCGGGCGAGAAAGAAAAGGAATTTATCAGCCGCTGTTCGGCTGACGACGTTATGAACCGGGAGTATCCTAACCGGCAGCAGCGGGTGGGGATATGCCATTCAGCTTGGGACAAGAGCAAAAGGGAGAAATAAGATGCCTGATCCGAACTATCACGTAGCTACGGTTGGCACTGAAGGCAAGTACGACGAGTACAGGCGGGTGAAGGATGAGTTTGGGGCTGGTATCGACGTACTTTACGGAATCGTAACGAAGCCGAAGCGGACGTCCGAGGTATACGAGATATTTTTCGACAAAAAGAAATTCACTGTCCCGCAGGCCAAGAAATGGCTGAAAGACCACGATCACAAAGCGAAGAAATTCGAGAAGGCGAGGGAGACACATCTGGCTGTTATCCGAGAGCCGTTATTTTTCAAGGAAACGAGGACAGAGGTAGACGCGATGGACGAAGGAATCAGCGTCGTCCACGGGCTGACTGCTGACGGGCGGGAGCTTGCACACGCGGTCGAATTCGACGCGAAGGCGTTTACCCCAAAGTCTGCGAAGGCGTGGCTGAAAAACAGGGGGCAGCCGGTGCTGCGGTTTCTGGCGGCGAATACGCGGACTGATTTGGGCCACGCGGAAGGGGTCGAGGTGCTTCGTGTCGGCAAATTTGTCGACATGCATGGGAATGAGGTTATCGTGACCGACGCCGATCTCCCGAAAATCGTCGAGAATTTCGATAACCGAACCGAAGATGTGGCGATGGTTTTGGGGCATCCCAAGAAGCAAAAATGGATGACATTGAAGAGCGACACACCGGCGGCTGGCTGGGTGTCGAAGTTTTATGTTAAAGGCAAGAAATTGCTTATGGATATAAAGGACATCCCCCTCACAGTAGCGAGATGGATCAACTCGAAGTCGTTTCGCAAGATTTCGTTGGGGATGCAGAGGACAGGGAACGGTTACGCCGTAGGCCACGTCGGGCTGCTTGGTGCGGCACCCCCGGCGGTTACGGGGCTGGCGGACTTCCCGCAGGTAAAGTTCAAGAAGAATGATGATGCAATCGTCATTTCTGTTGATTTGGCAGAAGGAGGACAGGAAGTGAAAAGAAGTGAGGCAATAGCATTGCTCAAAAAGGCCGGTGTGAAGGCTATGCTCTACGCTGATACCGTAAGCGATGAGCTGGTGGTCGCGCTTGCCGAGCAGGTCGAAGGCGATGCTGAAAAGGTCGCCGAGGCCGAGAAGAAAGCCGAGGAGGCGAAAGCCGCGGCTGATGCGGAAGCCGAGGCCAAAAAGAAGGCCGACGAAGAGGCCGCCGCGAAAGCCAAAGGCGACGAGGGCAAGACCGACGGCGAGAAAGCTGTTGAGGGTGCCGTCGAGGAAGGCAAGAAAGAGCTTGCCGCCGCGGTCGCCAAGAGCAAGGCCGAGGCTCTGTCCGAGGAACGCACGAAGCGGATGGAGGTCGTGCTTTCAAAGGCGGTCGACGAAGGCCGGGTATCACCGGCTGAAGTTGACGGCCTGAAAGCCGTCGGCGTCTCGATCATCGGCACAACCGAGGCGACGGTCGAACTGTCAGGAGCGAACGGGAAGGAAAAAGTTACGCCTTTCGACGCGCATCTGGCGGGGATCGCCAACCGTCCGAAGCTTGATGCTTTCAAGGAGCTTGCTCCCGAGATCAAGGACGAGGACGTACTGCTTGCCGGTATTCCGACGGGGCAGGAGGCCGAGGCGAAGAAGCTTATCGCCGAGGCGAAAGTAACGTGGAAGGATACTGTCGAGCTGCAGGCGGCCTATCCGACCGTCGACGAGTACGTCAAAATCCACCTCGCCGGAAGCGGCATCAAGGTGAAATTCGACGAGCCGAAGAAAGAGGACAAGAAGGACTGAAGTGAGCGCGGCTTTATAGTCGCGCCGTAGCGTCCACAAAAGGAGAGAAACAAATGGGAAACGCTACAGCACAGGTCAGCGCGTTTCGGCTTTCTGAAGTTCTGAACCGGAAGGAACAGGGAGAGCTGGATGCCGCGGCTGGCACAATTTACAACGGTGTTATCTTGGGTAGAGACAGCTCCGGGTACTTCACCGGTGCTGACGATACGCAGGCTCTCACCGAGTGCGGAATGCACATCGGGCAGAGGCAGAAGGTCGATGCTGACGCGGCTGACGGCTATCACGAAGCGGAGATAATCCGCGGTTGTATTGCCAAGATCAAGATCGCCACGCTTTCGACCGATGCTGCGGCCCGAGCTGCATACGGCAGGGCGGTGTTCGCGAAATACACGGACGAAGTATCGCTCTCGCCGGGAACCTACGGCAACTTCCTCGGTTGGATTGTCGGCCACACTGCCGGGACCTATACGGAAGTATATGTCTACATTCCGCCGATGACAAGCGCAAAGTTGTCGCTGCCGAAATGCGGCAGTTTCACCACGCCGTTCGATTTTAACGACGATGAGCCAATCGAGGTCCACGGAGCGCACGATAACGTCAGCTCAAGCAAAGCGCTGATGCGTATCCGGCTCTCGACGACGCAGACGAAAACCGGCGGCGAGATGAAAGCTGTCCACGCGCAGGCTTATGTCGGCGCCGCAGGGCAGGGTCACAACGTCTACGGGCTTTTGGCTGAAGCAGGGTTGAAGGCCGGGGCGACCAACGCATCCTCAACTTATGGGCTTGCAGCTGCGAGGTTCAAGGTCGAAGATGCACAGGCAACCGATGGGACAAGCGCTGCGTCTGTGTGGACGGGCAAAGTGGCGACGCTTGTTGTTGAGGCGCAGGTATCATCGGCTGTAACCGGCAGATTTGACGGGATTTACTTTAACTGTCAGTCTGCTGGTGCGGGGACGCCTACTGCTTGGGATGCGGTATTTGCATTCCAGAGCGGCGGGCAGAACCAGAGCATCACCGATCTGTTTTATTTCCCGAGCGTCGGCGGGTTCCTTTCAGCCGATACGGGAAACACGGGCGACGCATCGACCCACAAGCTTCAGGTGCATATCGGCGGCACGGCTGCCTATATCGCGCTGTTCGCCGACTATTAAGATACGCTGTTTTTCTGTTTCGTAAAAAAGGCGATGAAGGCAAAGGAGAAGCGAGATGAAGGTTAAGCTGACGTTCAACGAAAGGGTGCAACTGGAGGACTTAATGTCGGCATACAAAGGCAATATGCTGACGTTCAAGGCGCTCCGAAAGTTCCGCGAAGAGGTATTGGCTTTTTCTGATGAGGAGATCGAACGCTTTGAAATACGGGCGTTTGAGCTACCAAGCGGAGGAAAACAATATACGTGGAACCCGCAAAAAGTTGTAGATGCCGGGGAAAATGCCACGGAGAAAGAAATCGACGTTCCCAAACGGCTGATACAGCCGCTAACAATGACGGTTGAGCAGCTTGAGGGACGTGGTATGCTCGGCGGGGAATTTGAAGGGCTTTACGACAAGCTTTTTCCCGAGAAGGTTGAAGAGATGCAAGACCGGATCGAGCTTCTCAACAAGGTTGAAGAGCCAAAAACTGAAAAGGAAAAAAGTGAGGGGGGCGGGTAACTGCCCCCCCGTAACTCCTTGTGTAAGGAGTACGAAGGATGGAAGCAACAATTTTTGACAGCATGATGCGCGGCGAATGGGCGAAAGCTATGGACGCGGCGTATCCTCCGGCGCTGGCGGAAGTATCAAGGTTTCTCCAGATACTGACGGCGACGCAGCGGAGAGAAAGGCAGACGTGGATGTCGCCCGCGCCGGGAGCGTCGAAGTACACCGGTGAACGGCATTTCGCTATGCTCGACCATTCTCTGTCTGAAGTCGAGATGGAAGAGTACGACTCCGGGTTCCGGGTCTTGAACAGGGACATCAAAGACTCCAATATCGCTCTGTGGAAGAACAAGCCCGCGGAGATGGTGGCCCGGGTCAGGCAGTACCGCACCGAACAGGCGTTGGCTTACATCAAGAACGCCAAGACATACGTCAGCTTCGAGGGTAGCAGCTCACAGTATCAGGCGGCAAGCACCCACACGGTCGGGACAGGCGACAACCTGATCGGGACGACCTGTGCTGGCGGGAGCGCCCTTAACATCGTGGCGATGTATGTCGGCGGGGCGGTCAAGCCGTTTATCTGGTACGACCGGGAAGCGCCGAAGCTCGACAGCGACGCCGGGACGAAAATGTCGTCCAAAAACAAATACACCGACCACTGGGTCGACGGCGAAGGCGCGGTCGCCCCGGGGTTCTGGTGGGACTTTATCTATAACGACCTCACCGGAACGCCGACCGCGGCGGAGTTCAAGACGATGCTGAACGAGTTCCAGACAGCGTTCAGGAGCTTCACGTATCCTGATGGGAAGTACATCCATCAGTATACACAGTTCGACAAGAACACGCTGCTGTTGGCGGTGCCGCCTGCTATCGAAGGCATAGCGGAACAGGTACGCGATGAGTCGATGATTTCGCTCACAAGCAACAGGTGGGTGAACAGGTTCGACTTTATCGTCACCCACGAGCTCGACTAAAGGAAAAAAGGTAAAGCAAGAAACTTGTGTCTCCCCGCGCTTGCGGGGGCGGGGAGGCTACCTTTTTAGAAAGGAGCCGGGCTTATGGCGTTGACAGAAGCGAACCTAAAGACGAGGTTGGCGGATTTTTTGCAAACCGCCGAAGCGAATCTTGAAACGCTTTGGACGAACAAGATCACCACGGCGTTGGCGGACGCGAACAACACAATCGAGTCTATCCTGATCGGTGAGCGGGGGTTCACGGCGGCACAGGTTGCGGCGTGGGATAATATCGACCGGTTTGTGCAGGACATCACGTTTTACTATATTTTCACGGCTGTACGGAATTGGGGCGGGCAGGACCCGGAGCTGGTGCGGGAATGGCGCCAGCGCATCAAGGAGCTCCGGCAGGTGGCGATACTCGATACGAGCGAAGAGGAAGTCGTTGCAACCGGTGATGTTGTAGGCGGCGATATGGACGACGGTGCTTTCGCGCCTGTCGACCTTGAGGACAGCGACGTTTATTTCGAGGACAACTGATGCCGAAAACGATGACTATCACCGAGGCGATCAATTACACGAAGAAGATGGCGCGGGGGGTGAGCTACAAAAAGCCGCTGACGGTCTGTGTAAATATTATGAACAGCGGGGTGCGAGAATGCTTCGACCAGCAGACCGGGCCGGACGGTCAGGCTTGGAAGCCATTATCTGGCGCCACAAAACGGATGAGACGAGGCGGCGGCGCGGCGGCAAAAATTTTGCAAGATACGGGGAGGCTGAAAGCGAGTATCGCAAATAGGGTGACGAACAGGGACGCGATCACCGGCACAAATTTGAGATACGCGGCGATCCAGAATTTCGGCGGCAAAATAAAAGTGACGCCGAAGATGAGGGCGTTTTTACACTGGAGAGGGGTGCATCTACGGGGCAGAACGAAGTTTATCACTATCCCGGCCCGTCCGTTTATCGGACATAAGGATAAAAACCTCGTGAAGTACGAGAAAGTATTTGCCGACTTTGAGGAAAAGAGAGCGAGGACAACGAATGGTTAAATCGAACGGGAAATACCTGATGGAAATCCAGAAGAGCCTTGGCGGTGTTGAGCAGTTTATAAAAACGCAGTCCGGCGTAAACAAGGCGTTGTTCGAGAAAATAGACAAGCACCAGTCGGCGATAATGGACAAATTCGACAGCCTGCCATGCCCGTCAATGCTCGAAGAGGTAACGGAGGTCAAGGGGCGGGTGGACGCGCTGGAGGCGTCTGGAGATAATAAGCGGAAGTGGTACAGGGCTATTATACCGACGTTTTTGGGGGCGGGGCTGATGTGGGTGCTGACGAAAGCTGGCGCCATAATCAAACTTTTCACGGGGACAACCGACACAGGAGGATAGTTATGGTGATCGAAGCCACTATGAAAATTCCGATCCGGGACGATGAAGGGACTGTTATCGAGCCTGTCCAGTATGTCAATTTGTACACGAACTGCAAGACGGGGTTGCTCGAGGTCAAGTCGCCGGACACCACGAAGAACATCGTTTCTGTGACTGACCTGAACACGGCAATCCAAAATGCGGTAAACGATAACCCGAAAAATGCGTAAAGAGGAGGGAAAGAGATGCTAAAAGTTTCCGAACTCGGCCTGACAAAAATGTCGGAGCTTGGTGATGACATTGAGGACAGAACAGAATTGCAAGAAATGATGAAAGCCTGTTTTGATTTTCGCAATAAGTTCAAAGACTTGGAAAATCAAACAGCGAAGGCGATTATCAAAATTATCGAAGATGATGAAAATGCCGGGGAAATTCTGGAGAACGCGTAATGCCATACGTTCCGTTTAACGCTTCTGACAATACN